TCTTCTTCATAGTTGGCGTCAGCCTCCATTCTTGCGTCCTGAAGATCGTCCCATTCTTGTGCACTGGTACTGAGGTCTTCAAGTCTCTCAAAGAGTTCACGTGCTGAGTATCTGTACATTGCGTCCTCGCCAAGTATGACGTCGCATGCGTTGATGACAAACCAGTGCTTAAGCTGGGCGTCATCCATAAGCCCTCCGTCCCTGTCATAGGCGTCAACGGAATTGCGGTAGTGGTGGCATTCCATGATGCCGTCCTTGTCTGGGTCGGGTGGTGGTCCGAATTGAAAGCTCATAATAAATTGGTTGAACTAATAGTAGTCTAGTCGGTAATAGTCAAGTATGTGGATATTTGTAACAATTCTTAATATGATGGGTCACCTTCTGGTTCTGGGTACACTGGTGTGTCCTTGGGTATAGAGTGCAGCGTCCCTGATGCTATGTAATGTTTAACAGTATGACCTTCGTGTTCTAATATCTCGTATTCCCCATATTCGTCGCGCTGCGTCCTTGCGTCCATGCTTGTGAATGATTGTGACATGAGTGTGGCGTCCTTGATTGTGATGATTGTGTGCTTGTGAAAATATAAAAATGGCGAAACCCCAGTCATAGACTGAGGTCTCAGCGATATTTAATTATATTAAATTTTAAGAATTAACTACAACTCTTGCGTATTCATAACGGGCAGAATTGTATCCTGCCTCCTTGTGAATAACCCGAAAGCCCTTGTCTAGCAAGGCTTTATGCGTTTCGTCGGCGTGACGTGTAGCTTCGGGTGTTGAGTCATCATAAACCATATAAATATGGTTATCCATTTAAAACCTCCAGTGACTTGTTAACTTTGTTAGAACCGTTGCCATGACTCAAGAATGCAACAACACATTTACGGTTAGACTGTTGGCAAATACCGCAGTCTTTGCAATTAGTGTCGGATGTTTGAGCTGGGCATACTAGAACCCTTGTGCCTGCTGGCGTCCTTGCTGGTACTGGTTGACTATTGTCAACAACACATACAGCAGGGATGCCCTTGGCAATTGCCTCGTCTGCTTGGTGCATGCTTTCGCATGAGGCGTTGACGGTGAAACCGTTAGCGTTAGCGTACTTGATAGCTTCGCTATTGTGGGTATGTAGCTCGTGGTGTGTGTAGGTGTAACCCTTGGCACCACTAGCTTTGTTGGCATCAACAAGTGACTTGAGTAAATCAAGTCTGATGTACTCGCGTCCTTGGTGCTTGGTGTAACCCCAGTCGCCAGCTTGGTTGTGACGCCATAGCTGACCCTTGTCTAGACTACTAACGTAGTCACATAGCTCAGACCAAGAACCACCACGTAGCCCTTTGCTGACTTTTTTCCAATGCCAAGAGACAGGACCGGACTTTGCGTAGCAACCTCCTGACTGTAGGTGTGGACATGTTGATGGGCATGATGATTCCTCGGTAGTAGTTACAGGCATTCTGCCTGTTTTAGCATTGCTAGATTTTTTGGTGATGTGGACTAACATGACAGGATGGATGTAAGATGAACAGTTTACCCTAAAGGGTAATTGCGTCCTTGGGAATCGAACCCAAGCGAGGACCAACGACGCTTACTAACCGTAGGTTAGAAAGGTAGGGCAGCTTTGCTGTCCATTGTAGCACCAGTGAACTGGTAGCATAGCTTACCAGTAGCCACAGTGTTACCGTAAAGGTAATCTCTGACTCTGATAGCTTTCTGTGAAAGCTCTTGTACCCAGAAGCCTAGTGACATGTTGTCGTTAATCAATAGATTAACAATCTTAGCTCTGGAAACGTTTGAGTACTTGTACTCATAGCCATTTGTGTAACGAAGTGACACAGTCCCTGCAAAAGGGTTGACCTGTATAGCTTCTACTGCTGTAGAAGTACGAGGTGTTGGCTTGATTGAAACGTTGAACATAGCAAAAATTTGTAATTGAACAGTGAGTAGAGAGTTGTAGTTAAGTTATATTATCTCTCTCACCTATTCTAGGAGAGAGAATATAACATAACGTAAACAACTCTATCTACCTTCCCATTGTAGGACCGTCCCGACTAGGTTTGCAAATCATCTTAACATTCTGTAACAATATATAACTACGTAGTAGTATATTATTGTTGTCTCACTGTGTCTCAAGCTGGCAACAGATCGCTGCTCACGCGCGTTCTAGATATCCGCGTGCCTGCATGCCTGCGCGATTTAGTGGTATCCGCTCGCCTACGGCTCCC